GTGGCCTTGAGCCACAGGTTCGGGTGGTGCTTGGACACAGCCTTGCCGAGTCCCAAGAACGTGTCACCCATCTGCTGGACTGCACGGAACCAGTCGTGCGCGAACGCCTTGCCCAACTCCTGCCTCACACGCTCCACTGGCAGTGTGCCCAGCAACTCAAGCAACTCGGGTGTCCAGCACGCTTCCACCACCTCGTGCACGGGGCTCAGGTTGAGCATCACCGCGAACCTGAATGCACGCAGCATCCGGAGCGGGTCTTCGTTGAACCTGTCCTGCGCGTTCCCCACCGTGCGGAGCCACTGTCCCTTCGCATCGGCCTGACCATAGTGCGGGTCATGCCACGTGCCGTTCTCGGACACAGCCACCGCGTTCACCGTGAAGTCCCGACGTGCGAGGTCCACCTTGAGGCTCGCAGGCGTCACCGTGCTCGGGTGTCGCTTGTCGTGGTACATCGTCTCGGACCTGCACAGCGTGAAGTCAGCGTCGAGCCACGTTCCACGCCCCAGCTTGAGCAGTCCCCCGAAGTCTCCAAGTTCCGACGTGGGCAGCTTCCCACGCAGAGTCACAAACTCAGGGCGCTCCTGCCACACACGCAACCCCCGCGCAGCGAGGGCGTTCTTCATGGCATCGAAGGACTCAGCCTCCACAGCGAAGTCCACGTCGTTCGATGCTGGGCGTTTGAGCAGCCAGTCACGCACTGTCCCACCCACGAGAAAGAGATTCACGGTCGGCTCCAATCCTTGTAGGCTTGCTTGAGTATCGCGGAGCGTCGGAGTAGGTCATTCGCCCCCACGACATCACCTCGTGCGCCAAGGACACCAGCGCGTGTGTCGGTTGCATTCATCACGATGCGGAGCACCCACAGTGTCCCGTGTGAATGTACCGCATCCTCGATGATACCTGCCAGTTCTGCATCCGCTTCAAGGTCAGGCTTCATCGGTAGTATTCCTCCTCGAACGCCTCGACCTTCGCATCCAGTGCATCGACTGCGGGGTCGAGGTCCACGGTGTAATCAGCCAACACCGTCCAGCCTTCGTTGCCCAGCACGAACCACATCCACGACATGGGCGACTTGATACGCTTGCCCGGACCACGGAAGTACACGTGGCATTCATCGTAGCTGAACACAGCCTCGACAGCAGCCGCACGGTCAGCCACGGTGCTCCAGCCACTGTCGTTGCTCTCGTCGTCCACACCGAGAAGGCTCCAGCCACGCTTCATGGCTTCCTCGATGTATGCGTCCACGAGGATGCGCTCGACCTCCATCCTACGTTCGTGTGTGTAGCTCATGCGGCCCCCTCGTAGATGCCGGTTGCAGCGATGAACCGGTCACGGTTGAATAGCTTACTGTTCGCCAGTGCATCCGCCACGGTGAGGACAGCGTAGCGATACCCTTGTCGCATGTCGCTCGATTCAGCGGTCATGAGTGCGTACTGAGAGCGCAACTCTGCCGCGATATTCTCATAGTCCTTGCGTGTCAATCTCCCCTCCTGACGCGCCAGAGCGCGTAGACCACGATTGCGACCTGACCAGCGGTGAGCATCGCATACGCGAGCCACCATGTCCACGGCAGATTCACAACCACCGTTCCACCTCGTCCTGTTCGAAGCCCACGGCGGTGAGCAGCACCGCTGCCTCGTCACATACCTCGTCGGTGCTGCACGTGTTGCACTCGCTCCGGTGTTCGCGGTACGCTAGTTGAATCAGCGTCGCTGGTTTCGCCTCGATGGCGAGCCGGTGTGCACTACGCAGATTGAACATCATGCCTCTTGACGGTGATGGCCCGCATGAAGGACGCGGCCAGAATCTCGGGGGTGACATACTCGTACTTGCCATTCTCGTAGCCCACCCGGAACTTGCCGAGTGATGGAATCCACGTCAGGTCTACTATCCTCATGCGGGCCTCGGGTACACGTGGAAGCACGTGTCGGTTGCGGTGCTGGGCTTTGGCACATTGGGCAGGAGCATCACGCACGAGTCGGGGTACACGTCGATGACGAACTGACCATGCGGGGTGTTCACGACGACGAACGTGTTGACCTTGGTCACCTTCACGACCTTCTCTTTGTGCTTCATGAGCCTCGCCATGTTGCCTCCGCTGTTGTACCTCTCCATCCGCGTGCTGCGGTAGGCGTGGACCGACGCCTCGTTCGTTCTGGAGATGCGTGGACGCCCCGGGAGTCAAACCCGGGCCGTCAGTGTCCTCTACTTGGTGGCCTACCAAGGGATTCACTGACGTTCAGCGTGTCTTGCTGAGGCGTCCAAAAGTGTGCACGGGGCTGGACACTGAAGTCCGGACCGGCTTGGGTCGCCCCGTGTCTCACGTGCTGCTGTGTTGCTTAGGCCGCCTTCGGCGTCTTGCGGTAGGCGTTGAGGCCCAGCGTCACGTCCGTGCCGGGGATGACGATGTTGCCGTGCGTGCTCGCCACCATCTGCGTCTTGCCGCTCGCCGACGGACCGAAGTTTGCCGACAGGTCGATGGTGATGGTCGCCACGTTGCCCTTGACCTTCACGTCCACGTTAGCCACTGTGATGCTCCTTGGAGATTGGTTTCGCCCTGATGGGCTGGCCCGTGCTGCGGGCTCGTCAGACTCGGTGCTGAACCGAGTAACCACGGGCGGTGTCAGTCTGAGTCGCTGTCCTGCCCTGTGATGGCCTTGCCTGCCTTCGTCGGAGGTTAGCGGTTGGCACTCTCGTGTCGCTGCGCTGGGCTTGGTCACCTCGTCCCTCGCGGGTCGTGACCACTGTCGTCGTCGCGCTGACTGTTGGAGCCGCCGCATATCGTGTCCGACTCATGTTCCCCGTGCTGCCGCCATTGAGGCTCACCGGGCTCCCACCGCGCTTCGCAAGGAGCCCACCTACAACGTGAGTCGGACTCCCGGCGCGATGGTACGACCATCTGCCATGGCATCTCTGGGGTTCGCGGCATCGGGCTTCGCTTCGGGTGCGGGGCGATGACTGACTGCATCGCGTATCCCGTTGACCCTACGCTCTGCCGTAGGCTGCTATGTAGTGGCCCCGGTGCACCTTTTGACTGCGCCTTTGGGGTTCCCCGTCTAGCTCGTGTCGGGAGAGAGCCCCGGACCACCTTGGGAGTGGCCGGACGACTTACGTACGCGGTGCCTTTGAACCAGCGCGGTGACACGCTGGACCGGACCTAACCTGTCTGCTGTCTCGACCGGCCCCGCGAGGGTCCAGCCGTGTGCCGCTGCTGTGACTCCAGTATGGGGCCGCTCGTGCGGACTGTCAAGGCCCCTCGTTCGTTTCGTTCGCGGCCGCTGCGCGGGTCCTCGTCGCCCGCTCCGCCGTCGCCCTGCACCGAAGGACAGTGCAAGAGCCTTGCCAATCGGTCGGCTATTGTGCCGCAACGACTTACGAGGTTGTCAAGTCCTGCATCTCGTGCAACACGCATTGTTGGGGTGTGTCCATTTTGACACAGTATGCTGGATGTCGTTGTGCCGCTTGAGGTTACGAGGCGGGCATAACGCATTGCGCCCCATTGCGTTACGCACGGCCATTGGGAGCAGCAGAGTTGACAGTTCCTTGACACGGAACGGGCGCAGCCGGGCGCGGGGTGTGGTAGAGTAGACACGTGTCCATTTTGACACACCCCCTCGCGGCTCGGGCACGTGTGTCACCACACGGATTGACCTCTCCCCACCCCACTCGTCTCATCCCTACCCCTCTCCATGGGGGTGCCGGGTACGACCCCAACTCGCGCGCTGAGAGACAGAGGCAGGGTGCCTATGTGCCGGATAAAAAAAGGAGTTTCAAGATGGCTGATCCTACGCCTCCCGGTCCGCGCCCGACGCGCCGTGAGCTTGCTGCACAGTACCTAATCGAGCATCCTGAATCCCGCGACTCGGAGGTCGCCCGGAACACAGGAGTCGATCCTGTTACAGTGGGGAGAGCTAGGAAGGGACTCATTGATGAGGGGGTTCTGGCTCCTCAGACCAAGCGCCGGGCCACCGCGCCGAGGGCGAAGCGGGGTCCCGCTGCTGACCCGAATACCCTCCTGACCGATGCCGACCTCCGCGACCTCGAAACGGGCGCGATCGACGACGAGGACACCCGCAAGCGCATCCTTGGCTCCCTCCGCAAGATCGCGTTCGCTCCCGGCATGAACTACGAGACGGCAATGAATGCCATGTCTCTCTGGATCAAGCTGAAGGACCAAGCCTCGACGAAGGAACTCGGCCCGGGCTCCCCGGTCACCTACGCCGATGCCAAGGCTCGCCTCCTCCGCCTCATGAAGGCTGTCGGTTTCGAACTCGTCTTCGAGTGCTTCCAAGAACTCTTCGTCCCCAAGGAGGCTCCCGATGTCCAGCACAGCGAAGCCGTGGTCGCGGCCGATCCTCCACCGGCATCTGCTTGACCTCTTCGACCGTCCGATCACCACAGTGATCCCCGGGACGAAGATGGGAGGGACCGGCGCGGCCGTGGACTTCCCTGAGTACTTCCCACCCAAGCACGTCAAGATCGAGATCGACCTGAACAACGGTCCCCAGATCATCCCCTTCATCATCCATGAGCTTGTCCACGTCGTGATGAGCGAACTGATCCGGGGCAAGTTCGATGAGACGCTCGAAGAGGTGCTGATAGTCGCGTGGGCCACATTCGTCTCCGACTGGGTCATGGCCTCCAAGACCCGCAAGGCCCGTTGGCAAAAGGTTCTCGATCGCAAGCTCGTGGAGTATCAGGCCACGCTTGAAGACGTACCCTACGAAGAACAGGTGGCACGATGATTTCCTCCATCTTCGAGTTCATCCAGCGGTTCTTCCAGTTCTTCATCTGGTGGACGATCGTCCAACCGTGGGAACAGGCGATCCGCGTCCGTCTCGGCAAGTACCGCATCACCCTCGGTCCGGGCATCCACTGGAAGTTCCCAGTCATCGACATGCTCTACCGGCAGACGAACCGTCGCCGGTACTCCTCCTTCGGCCCGGCCACGGTGACCACGCGCGATGGCGCGACCGTCACCCTCGCTGGCTCGATCGGCTACTGTATCGATGACCTCGACAAGCTCTACGACACACTCCATCATCCCGAGGACGCGATCCGGACTGTCTGCCTCGGGGCCGTGACCGAGTACCTCGTCAACCACGACCTCGTGGAGTGCTCCCCCGACCTCGTCGTCTCCACCTGTCGCGCCAAGATCGACATCCACCAGTTCGGCCTCTCCATGGCCCAGTTCATGCTCACCACCTTCGCTCGTGTCCGGACCTACCGGCTGATCATGGACAATCATCCCGATCAGTGGGGCGACTCGATCTCAACCAACCGGGCCGAGGGTCCGGAACACTAGTCCCACACCACCGAAAGAGGTTCTCATGCCGATGTCATCCACCTGTCACAACTGCGGCCGCGCCAAGACCCCAGAGTTCTACGCGGAGCACTACTGCTCCGATTGCACCACGATCGTCGAGAAGTCACGTGAGCAGGCTACGAAGGATGGGCAGGACCTCGGGGCCGCGAAGCGGGCAGCCCTCGCCAACTACGCCCACTCCGTCCACAACAACCGTCCCAACCCCCGCACCCCAATGACGAAGGCCGACTACTGGAACGCTCAGTTCCCCACGGGTGCAGAAAGCGAGCAGGCATGAAACAGTTCATCCGCAATCTCCGTCTCCTCTTCACAACCGACCTCGCCGCGAGGCTCGAAGAACAGGCCACGTTGATCGAGTCCTTTAATGCACTCGTTGAGATGACGGTCACCCTCGACAAGAAACTCGATGGCTACAACGCGGGTGTCTACAATCGCCGCCGTCTCCCGACCAGCGAGCGTCCCCGGATCAGCACACTCGCACTCAAGGAGGCTGCTCGGATCGAGCGTCTCATGTTCAAGAAGCCTCGTTCTGTGAAGATCAGGAGTGCCAATGAATGACCAGCCGACCGAAGACGACGAAAACGGTCCCGACGACACTACTGTCAAGAGCAAGGCAGTTCTTCGTAGCCATGCTACTCATGCTGGGGCATCACACGGACATGGCGCACACTCGGTCGTGCCCTCGACGCTTCGCGGGCCTCGTGCGGGGGCGGCACGCAACAAGATCAGGGAAACACTGACGGACGCTGCATTCGATGGGGATGGGCCAGACAAGAGTCACCTCAACAGACGCTAAGGAGCGACCATGATCGGCTGGGACACAGACGCAGAACGCGACTTGTGGCGGGGCATCTGCTCCCCCAACCGGTGGTTCACTCCCGACAAGAAGAGCGTGGGCACGCACCCGCGCTCACTGCACCACTTCATCGACCTCTGCTGGGGCACCGAGTTCTACTTCGCCTCACACCCGGAGCAGTCGATGTGGCTGTACGAGCCGATCCACGGTCCCTACCTGACGTGGCTCCAGACGCACATCCTGAAGTGGAAAGAGTTGGCCCGTCGCCGTGACATTGCGGCGAAGCAGTACTACATCGCTGTTGTCCTCCCCCGTGACTTCGGCAAGTCACTGACGGCCACAAAAGCGGCGATGCTGTGGAACCACCTCGACGAGCCTGACATGAGTACGCTGATCGCTTCCGCCACCGCCCCCCTCGCCGTCGCCAACATCAAGGCGATCAAGTCCATCATCTCCGAGGACTCGGGCCAGTCGTGGTTCATCTGGCTGTACGGCAACTGGAAGAAGGGCGCGAAGAGTTTCGCTGATGACGCGATCGTGCACGGCTACCGCAAGGAGCGATCCTTGCAGGAAGAGTCGTTCGCCTCGACGGGCGTCGGCGCGGGTATGACCGGATGGCACCACCGTGTGCACGTCTGGGATGACCCCATCTACATCAACAAGCTCCGCGAGGGTGGCAACTACATGACGGGTGTGCACGAGGCCGTCAACGCCTCCTTCAACGCCCTCCAGAAGAACGGCCTCCTCATGTTCGTCCTCACCCGCTACCTCGATGACGATGTGGCCGGTCGCCACTTCCGAGACGAGGGTGTCGCGACATGGACCGGGATGCCCTGCCCCAACACGATGCAGTTCGACAAGGTTCCGTTCGGCAAGGGTGAGTGGCACGTGTTCTTCTGGCAGACAGAGGACGAGCTTACCGGTGAGCCGACGCACCCGCACCTGTGGACGAAGCAGAAGATCGCTGAGGCCAAGCGCCGTAACGCGGAGGACTTCGCGTGCCAGCAGCAGAACAACCCCGGCACGAGCAACCTCTCACCTCTCGTCGAATCCCAGCTTCCCGACCTCTTCATCGACTACAAGGACTTCTTCTTCCAGATGCAAACGCTGGGCCATATCGAAGCGGCTTCCGTCCACATCGACACGGCATTCAAGAAGAAGGAGACCATCGGTAAGGGAGACGACAACGCGATCGGCGTCTGGCTGCACGACGCTCGGCGCAACGGCATCCTCTACCTCGACACCGACCTCCTGCGCGCTTCCAACGAGTGGCGCGAAGAGGACTTCAACGACGAACTGATCAAGGTTCTCCTCAACCTCCGCCGACGCAACATCCGCGTCAAGTGCCTCACGGACGAGGTCGAACCCGGAGGGAAGGCTGGATCGTACAAGAACCGAATGCTCGGTATCGTGCGCGCTTCTGGCCTTCGCCTCACAGAAGACCAGTTCATCCAGTTCAACCGTACGACCGACAAACGCGCACGCATTCGCACTGGCACAGGCAACTGGGCCGAGGGCTACGTCCGCATCCTCCTGCACAAGGACAAAGCAGGACAGTGGATCATCCCACCAGTCGTACGCAAACTGTTCAACCAGATTCTCCGCATCGACGTGGTCACCCACGAGGACATCGCAGACGCGATCACGGACGGCTTCGCCCAAGGCATCTGGCGTCGGCCCGACGTTCGCACCCCCGACACCGACGAGGGCGAAACCCCTCGCTACCCCGGTGACGAAGGGCTGCGTGCCTTCAATCGCCCCCTCACGAACGAGGAGGTATTCCGGATGATTGACGAGCAGAAGGAGATCAACGAGCACTACGGGCCGATGCACGGTCCCGATGATGGCTTCCTCGACGAACCAATCCATCCCATGGGAGGCAACTGATGGCTCTGCCAGCAGCCGTTGCCGTACAGCTTACCGCACTGAATGCAGCCCTCACGAAGATGGTTGCCAACCGCGACATGATCATCAGTCTCTTCGACGATCGTCTCGGGGCCTCGACCTACTCGCTACTCACGGTCCAGAATGAAGCGACCGCGAAGAACGCGATCGTCACCGACATGGGCGTGGCCCGGGACAGCATCACCAGCGTCATCAACGCACTCGCCGCGATGTAAGAAAGGATGTGCCGTGAAGATCACCATCGAGCATGACGACGGAACGACAGAAGTCTTTCAGCGTGTCGTTGATGCGTACGTCGCTGTACGTCTGGAAGAGCACAAGTTGTTTGAAGCTGACAAACTTGGACTCTTCATCAAGACAACTTCCCACTCGTGGGGAAGTAACGTCCGTGAACTCGTAAAGGAACTCCAGCAGTCCCTCGTGGAGTTGCAGGACTTCCTGCGGGAGCAACGTCATGGCGGTTCCAGCTAACATCTGTGTGGCGTGGCCGTCGAGCGCGGCGAGCATCCCCAGCGGATGGACTCGTGAGACGGCCCTCGACGCCCGCTACATCTTGGGTGCTGCTTCGGGGGCCGACACGGACCTGAGCACCGACCGGGGCAACCTGACGCACAGCCACACCTCACCATCGCACACGCCAATCCAGAACGCGCACAACCACACCATCGCCGCAGAGAATGGGGCGAGTTCGGGTCTTACAGCAGGTGGAGCGGGGATTGGTCCTGACCTCGGTCACGGTCACAACCCGAGTACGAGTACGAGCACCACGGCCGTCAATAACGGGATCGCGATCACGGTCAACACGACCTCGAACGATCTCGCCTTCCTCGAAGTCATCTGGATCAAGAGCGATGGCTCACCTACCACTCTTCCTAGTGGCTCGATCGCCTTCTTCGCCTCCGACAGCCTTCCGGCCAGTTGGTCGCGTGTGAACGGCAACGGCTACTTGAAGGGGGCCGCAGCGGCGGGCAACGGTGGTGCGACGGGTGGTGCGAACACGCACACACATACGTCACCCGCCCACACCCACACGCAGAATACCCACACACATACCGCGACGAGTGGGACGCTCGACATATCTGCGGGCAAGGGAACCGGCGCACAGGTCATCTCTTCAAACGGTCATACCCACGCGGTATTACTGAGTTCCCAGAATGCGACGAATCAACCCGTCACGACAACACTCACCGCGAGCAATCACGAACCACCCTTCTCCAAGATCAACGTAATCCAGTCTGCGCTCGCCTCCCTACCGAACAACATCATCACACTCTGGCTCGGATCGAATGCAGGCATTCCTGCTGGGTGGACTCGCTACACCGCTCTCGACAGCGTCTGGGCGAAGGGTTGTAACGCTAATGGTGAGGGTGGTACGACGGGTGGCACGAGTCAACATACTCATACCGCCTCTGACTGTTTGCCGATTCAGGACCTCCACGCCCATGTGATTGTCGATCCCGGTGCAACGGGCACGATCACGTCCAATCCAGCGGGCCTTAACAACCTTGCTCAGGATGGTCACACCCACATCTGGGATGATAACGGACAGACCGCAACGAACCAGACCACGTCGGTCACGATCGACCTCTCCACTGCGGGCGCGTCGTTCCCGAAACACCGGACCGTCATCTACGTAACACTCAGTTCCGGACCACCGCCGCCGCCCGGTCCCTCGATCACGGGCATCACGACGTACGATGCGATCTCCTTGAACATCGAGAACCTATTCACAGGTAAGGACCCTGCCGCTGCCCAGCGAATCTGGCGAGGGGACCACCGCTTCAGTCGGGAGGAGTAATGCAGAAGCAGTCCACGCTCTACACCGTGCGCCTCAAGATGGCTCACGAGACGCCGACCTACATCGGTGTCGTCTCGCACGAGTTGATGGACCTGAAGGCGGGCACGTACCACAAGCTCGTGTTCCCCAACGATGTGATCCTCTACATCAATGACTTCGGTGTCCAGTCCGTCCTTGTCACTCCTGACGGCGTAAAGACCAACCTCTAGAAAGGGCACCTATGCCCCGCATCGCCTTCTTCGACATCGAAACCCGCAAAGGCCCCAAGACACTCTGTCCTGCGGATGAACAAGCTGGGTGGGAGCGACTCCGGCGCGGCGAGGGTGGGATCAGTGCCCTCTGCATCTATGACACCAAGTTGGCATGGATGTACGCCTACGACGACACACGCAAGGCCCTCGCGACGGCGGCCAAGCATCTTGAGTCCGTCGATCTGGTGGTCACCCACACCGGCTCTACCTTCGATGTCCCATGCATGGAAGGGCTCCTCGGCCGGAAGCTCGTGCTGAAGAACCACTACGACATCTACCTCGAAGCCAAGAAGGCGTGCGCGCTCCGGGGGATCACGACCACAATCGGCGACCTCCGCCTCGACACGCTCTGCCGGAAGAACATCGGGCGGGGCAAGATCGAACACGGCTCCCACGCGGAGCAACTCCTCGCAGAAGGTCGCCTCGGTGACCTCTTCAACTACTGCATGGACGACGTACACCTCACACATGACCTCTACCGCTTCATCTGCGAGCACGGGGGTCTGCACATCAACGGGCACGGTTGGCTGCCCTTGGAGCTACCGCAATGATGAACGACCCTCTGACTTCTCACGGAGCCATCGAGATCGTCCGCGCGATTGGGGATGAACCCTATCGTCAGCAGATGGTCGATGTCGTCGTGAGTCGCATGAAGCTGTCGGAGATGTACTTCACGGGCGTGCGTCAGCGGTTCCCCCGGCTGTACGACCTCTGGCGCGGCACATGGACTGGCCGCTTCCACCCGCACAAGAACAACGCGCACATCCCCCTCATCTACTCCGCCATCTGGTCGGACGCGGCCCGCAAGGCTGCGACCTCCCTCTCCACCTATCCGATCATGGGCTTCGTGGGCTACGGCCCTGACGATGAGCCCGTGTGTCGCAAGTGGGAGGGCCTGATCGCCGCGCAGATGAAGGACGACGACGCCTTCATGAAGGAAGTGGACAACATCGTGTCCGCCGACCTCTATGGCGTCTCGATCCAGCAGCACGGCTGGTGTCGCAAGGAGGAGTACCAGATCATGGAGTCGATCGACCGGATGCCGATGTCAGGCAAGGTCATCCGCTCCATCAAGAAGGGCAACGTCATCACGTACGACGGCCCCGTCGCTGAGAACATCGACCTCCTCGACTTCTTCCCGCAGCCCGGCGTCAAGCGCCTGCGTGACATGAAGTGGGTCGTGCGCCGATTCTTCCTCGACTGGGACGACGTGCTCTACATGGCGAAGCAGGGCATTTACAACACTGCCGAGGTCTCGCGCATCGCACGCGAGGGCGGAGTCAACTCCCAGATCGCGGACCAGCAGTCGATGATCCGCCGCTTCGCCACCCGTGCGGGCATGGACGACGAGTCCATCCGCTGGATGGACAAGTACGCGCGCCCGATCGAAATCCTTGAGTTCTGGGGCGAGGTCCCGCACGAGTTGTCCCCCGATGGTGACCTCAAGCGTGTGATCACGATTGCGAACCGGCGCTACATGCTCCGCAACGAACCGAATCCGTTCTGGCACAAGAAGATTCCCTTCACGTCGTTCTCTCCCACACCTGACCCGCACTACTTCTACGCGCCGGGCAAGGGTGAGATCATCGAGAAGCTCCAGATCATCGGCAACCGCTACCTGAACCAGTCTCTCGACTCGGCCGACTTGCTGGTCGATCCGATGTGGTTCTACGATCGCGGTGCCAACCTCAACACGAAGTCCCTGTACGCGCGCCCCGGCCGGTTCATCCCGGTGGACGGCAACCCCGCCCAAGTGGTGGCCGCGATGCAGAAGGACCTCGCCGGTCTCACCGTCGCCGATGCACGTGTCGCGATGGTCAACCAGTACGCACAGCAGGGCACGGGCATCGTCGATGACGCCGTGCAGGGCCTCGGTGGCGACAGCCGCCAGACCGCCCGCGAGTTCATCGGTCGCCGCGAAGCTGCGGGCAACCGGCTCGGACTCGAAGCGCGCATCTACGAGGAGATGTCCCTCGAACCGCACGCGAACATGATGGTCGCCATGGACAAGCAGTTCCTCGACACGCCCGCAGAGGTGAAAATCCTCGGTGATGGCGCTCGTATCGATCCTGTGTCGGGCAACCCGATCAGCGGCACGCGAGAGATCGTCACGGACGAGGATATGCTGATGAGCTACAACGCCCGCGCAATCGGGGCGTCGATGGCTCTGTCGAAGACGACCATGCAGAACAACCTGATGCAGTTGCTCACCGCCCTCGGCACGCCAGTCGGACAGTCCGTGGTTGGCGCTATCAACGCGACCAACTTCTGGCGCTCGATCTTCCGCGCATTCGAGGTCCCGAACATGAACGAAATCTTCAACGGGCAGGGTGGAGCGAACTTCAGCAGCCTCATCAACCAAGCAACCGGTGGGCAGGGCGGTCTTCAGAACGTCCCGACCTCCGGCCAGATCGTCCAGAACGGAGCGGCTGCTCTGCCCCTCCCGGGCGCTCCGGGTACGGGTGGTCCGGGTTCGATCCAGAATACGTTGCCTCCGATTCAGGGGGCTGCGTAGAAAGGCTGACCAATGATTGACTTCAAGGATGTTCTCGACATCTCGTCCCTCGATGATCATGAGATCGGGCATATCGAGTTCATCCTCAATAGTCCGGCCTACGGCGATCACTTCGAGCCGTACTTGCGCCGGATGCGTGACCGACTCAACAAGCTGCTCCTCGACCCCAGCGAGGATCGTGAGCGGATGTACCCCTACAAGTTCCTGATCGGGGGCATCGCCATGATCGACGGACTGCTGGAACTCTTCGCCAAGCTGGTCTCTGAGACCCGCACGGAACGCATGATGCGCTCACAGGTGGAGCAGACGCCGAACGAGCAGTACCAACACATGCGCGAGCAGGGCCTCGTCAAGCCGTCCGGCATGACAGTCCAGCCGCCCGACGCGGGGCAGATACCCGCCGACGAGGACTACTAGCATGAGCAAGCGCCGTTCACCTGTCAAGGTCGCCGAAGGACGAGTTGACAAGGTCGCGAAGTCGATGCACGAGTTCAAGGCTGGAGAACTACACTCCGGCAGCAAGACCGGTCCGAAGGTTACGAACCGGAAGCAGGCGATCGCCATCGGAATCTCCGAACAGAAGAAGGAGAACGCGGGCGGTTACTAATCCCAACCTCGCTGACTGGACAACCCACAGCGAGTGCCCGCGAGGGCAGAAGGATAAGTCATGAGCGTCAACGGTTCGACCGAAGCAGATCAGGCTCTCCTGCGGAGCATCGCAGACAACATTGTGGGTCCCGAAGTTGTGGACGTGATGGAGAATCACGGCTGGCAGCAGGGCACCCCACCCCCACTGCCCCCGAAGGCGGACAACCCGCCGATCGAGGGCGCACCAAAGCCCGTAGCTGTGGTCGCGGCGGGGACAACCCCCACGCCCGCGCCCGCTGCGAAGGGTGAGGCAGTTGCGGACACACCTGTGGCAGACACGATCGACTGGGAGTCGCTTCGTGGTGCTGATGGCAAGTATGCCGGGAAGTACAACTCCAAGGCGGAACTTGTCAAAGGTGTCGGCAACGTCGTCAACATGGCGAAGAATGCGTTCACTCGTGCGGAGACCCTCCAGAAGGAACTGGATGACCTCAAGGCACGTCCGATCGCGGTCGCCACATCACCCGCCCCAACCCCCGGGGTGGCTCAGAACGCTGTAGCGGATGCAACGGCTTCGCTGGCCGCTGCTCCTGTGAAAAGCGCGAAACTCGCGGCGGTGCTCGCGAAGATCGCCGAGGAGGGTGGCCTCCTCGACGCTGAGAATCTGGTAGCCTTGATGGACGGGATTAGCGACCAGTCCAGACTACAGGCTGACCAGCTTGTCGATGCCAAGCTCGCCGCGCGGGATTCCGCGTCGGCAGAGCAGAACAAGGTTTGGAACGCGGTGGAAGAGCACATGACGAAGCACTACCCGCGCTCTGTAGACTTTGTTGACGAGATGGGCCTGCATGTCAGGTCTAATCCCGTGCTCGCGAAGGCAGTCAATGCCTTGTCTGCTCAGGGGGATCATATCGGTGCCACGGCCCTCGCGTGGGAGTCGTTCGAAAGAACCCTTCCGCCAGCGGTTCCGCTGACTACCGAAGAGCAGGCTGCTGCTGAACGAAAGGAAATCGAAGGTGCAGCACAGGAGCAAGTCCGTAAGGAGGCCGTGCAGTCCGCGCGTTTGCAGGCGGGCGTCTCGGGCTCTTCCGTTGCTGGTGCTCACGAGAGTGTCGAGGTCGGCGCGTCTGCCGACGAAGTGGCTGCTGCTGCCCGCGAGATGAATGCGACGGGTCTCGGCCACAGATGGCGCTCTCTCACCATCGGCAAGGACCTCACCGGTCCGCTGTTCGACTAGAAAGGCGGATCAAGCACAAACGTAACACCCAACAGACCCCTCTGCTCTCACGTCCACACCCGGACCCCTACTTGCGTAGGCGCGTGTGCGTGACCAGAGATCGGTAGGAGGACTTACCCATGCCGGGTAGTACCCCTATTGGAAATGCGGGCGTCTACAAGTTCGGCCTCTCGCCGGGCCAAGGCGTCAACAAGGAAGACCTTCTCGACCAGATCGTGAACGTCGATCCTTGGGATACTCCGTGGGTTTCTCAGGCCCCCAAGGTCGCGTGCCAGCACGTGTACCACCAGTGGCTTCAGGACACCCTCGGCACGGTGGACACCACGTCCGCTGTGGAAGGTGCCGACTATCTGTACGACACGTCCAGCACCCCGACGCGCGAGTTCAACGTCACTGCTATCCTCCGTCAGGACATCGGCGTGAGCGAGACGCAGCGTGCGGTGGACAGCGCCGGGTTCAAGGATGCGTATGCGTACGAAATCCAGAAGGCCACCAAGCGGCTCGCGATCAAGCTGGAGAAGATGGTCTTCGCGGCTCTCACGACCGCGACGGGCGCTTCTGCCGTCTCGCGCGTGCTGAAGTCGTTCCAGACGTACATCCTCACCAACACGGCCTTCGCGGGTGCGAATGCTGGTACCACGGTGGGTACGACCGCTGCTGACGGTCAGGTGGCGGCTGGTGACTTCAACGACATGCTTGAGTTGATCTATCGCTCGGGCGGTAATCCGGAGCAGGTCTACGTCTCGCCCAAGGTGAAGCGCCAGATTTCGGCATTCACGGTCCCGGGTGCTGTCGCAGGCACGCCCCACGCGCGTAACATCGCGGCGGTGGACAAGAAGTTGGTGTCCGCGATCGACTTCTATGACTCGGACTTCGGTCTGATTCAGGTTGTGCTCGATCGCTGGGTGCCGGAATCCACGAACGCCACGACCGCTTTGGCTTCGGCCACGGCGACGGGCGGGCAGATGTTCTTCCTCCAGCGCAACATGAACCGTCTGGCTTGGCTGCGTCCGATGACGCACCAGTTGGTCGGAAAGCGTGGCGACTCGGTTGCCGGTATCGTTGTGGGCGAAGTCACGCTCGAAGTGCTCAACGAGAAGGCGAACGGTCGTATGCTGGCGGTGAACAACAAGTCCAGCGTCACCTAGTAGTACTTGAGTGGGGAGGGGCCTTGTGCCCCTCCCTATTCTTCACGGAGGTAACATGGGAAGTGGCGGGTACGCCAAGCGCGGTCACGACGGGAACGGCCCCAAGCCCCCGATCGACGGCTACGCACTCAGCAGCAACCCGGAGGACTTCGTCGAGGCTGAGACCTTCGACACCAAGGACTCCCCCGACAACAGCACCTCGCAGGGCGATGCCCCTGCATTCTCCATGCCTCCGTTCGCGGATGGCAAGGACAACAGAAATCGCGGCTAGTCCGCGTAGGAGTAGCACATGAACTTGCTTCAACCAATCCCGAACTGGAACAAGGCTGTCGAAATCCAGATGCCCGGCACCGAGGGTAGTGTACCCGACATGAGCGGGAAGGAAGCTCTCCCCTCGCCGTCGCACGATCAGATTCAGGCCCCTCTCGGCACGGTCGAGGATGAGGACAAGTGGCCCTGCGGTGACAACCCGTCGATGCCCGGTTCCTACGGGAAGCAGTCCATCACGCTCCCCGACATGGGTGACAAGCGCGTGAAGCCGTCCGGTGGTTCCGATCCCTATCCCGGGAAAGTCGGGGCGAAGTAATGGCCCGCAAGAAGGCATCACAGTCACGGAGCGTGCTGGTGTCTCCGTATCAACCGAGTCCCACCGAGAAGAAACTGGATGAGATGCACAGTGCACTCTACGCTCTCGGGAGTAAGGTCCGGAAGCCCACGCCCAGCGAGGGCGAGAAGCTCCTGCCTGCTGAACTCCAGCAGCAGGAGTCGCCCGAGGTGGCGGCGGCCAAGACCCACGTCGATGCTCTGCACGCTCACTTCAAGGCTGCGAGCAAGGGGAAGAAATGAGAAAGTCAATCAAGACTCGTAACCCTGTGGAGCCCGTCTCGGCGATGAAGTCGGCCGGGATTCCAGCGAACGAGATCAGCACCGAGAACTTCGACACGAAGCGTGACCACGCCAAGGCCAAGCCGAAGAAGGTGGGGGGTAAGTAACATGGCACGACACAACCCAGCGAAGCGTCACATCGGTTTCGAGGCGGCGGCTGAGAAGGCCGCAGCGGGCGAGGGTGAGAGCCTTGAAGCGGGCAAGGCGATGATCGCTGCGTCCACCCGCAAGGCGTCTGCGTCCGCAAAGAAGGCCAACCCACGTCTGAAGCGCGTGAAGGGGTAACCATGGCACGGAAGAACATTGCGATCGCTCGTGCAGGTAACTACACGGCACCGGTCGATACATCCGGCATGGACCCGGACATGAAGACCTCGCTCACTCAGGGCAAGTCGAAGCCGATGGATCAGACCGAGTCAACGTACGTCGCTGGCGCGAAGAACAAGGACTCGGCAACCGAGGCAGTTCGGCGTGCCCGCAGGGCGAACAAAGCGGCACCGCTCCCGGGTGAGTGATGGACACCAGCTACGACTACGGTGTCACTCCCGGTAAGGGCGCAAACAAAGAGGACCTTCGTGGGGGTCGCAAGGCCCCCTCGAAGCGTCGCACGGAACCCACAGAGAGTACAGACCTACAGAATCCGCAGATGGGCGTGCCCATCAAGAAAGGCAAGCGCCGTGGAAAACTCTGAGATCAGGATGCAGCGAATCCGGCGTGACAACACCGCCGAACTGAAAGTGCTCGCGAGCATCCTCCAACCCGAGGTCCTCGCAGAGCGCGTCCCGCGACTGATGGACGTACAGGAGGCCCGCGTTCAGCAGCGCAACATCGAGCGTCAGATGGCGGCCTTCCGCGACTTCGAGAAGGGTGCCAAGTTCCAACACGTCGCACAGATCGACCAGTCTGTCTGGGGAGCCATCCTTGAGGTCTTCGCCCGGATCAACCCGGAGACAGGAGAACCCGAGTGCGATGGCCTCCTCTACCACGAGGACGCCCGGGGTAACGTCGTCGTCAACAAGGCGTTCTTCATCACCCTCGTCGAGTATCTTCAGGCGCACGGGTACCAGTGCGACATGCGTACGAAGCGGGTCATCCGCTAGAAAGGAAGTGCCCTGTGGAGAGAATCGGTAGTAGCAAGCTGCTCGTCTGGTCAACCAACGAGGCGAAGAACCAAGGCGCATGTCAGGAGTACCGCATCCACGTCCCGCTGAATACGATGTTCGATCTGTTCGGGCTGGAGAGCTACGAGGCAACCGGGGCTGATCCCCGTTCGGACCTTGCGGCCATGTATCACGCCGACATCATCCAGTACTACTCCCTCGGTGGCGATCCGACGCTCCACAAGATCAAGTCGGTCAATGCGATGAAACCCTCCCTGCGGGACGGGGAGCTTCGCGTGCCACCCGCCTTCATCTACGACACGGACGACAACACCGACTTCGTTCATCCCTTCAACAGCACCTTCGCCCATCTCGGCGTGCGCGCCTATCCTGACGCTCACCTTCTGAAGCCCGGCGAGTCCCTGCTGTGGAAGGACGAGAAGGGCAACGAGCAGTGCAGTTGGACGGACATGGAGACGACCTCTGGGCCGTTCGTGTTCGACATCGCGCGCAACCTCCAGTTCATGAAGGTCCGGCACGAGATCATCCGGTCCTGTGATGGAGCGACCGTCTCCTCGCCTGCGCTCAAGTCCTACTTCGAGAACGTGATCGGACAGAAGAACACTTACGTCTACCCGAACACGGTCGTCCCTGCCGATTGGAAGTGCCGGTTCCGTACCACTCGTGAGAATCCAGACGAGGTCCGAATCGTGTGGCAGGGTTCCATGTCCCACATCGTGGACTGGTTTCCCCTACGTCATGCCATCCGTGAGGTCGCCCGTAAGTACCCGAAGGTCAAGTGGGTCATCTTCGGTGAGTGGTTCCCCTTCGTCCATGACACGATCCCCGACGAGCAAGTCGAGCACCACGGCTGGGTGGACTACTCTGGCTACAAGTTGTACCGATCCCTCCTGAACTGTGACATCAACCTGTGCCCGCTCGTGAACAACGCCTTCAACCGATGCAAGTCCGCGATCAAGTGGTACGAGGGTTCGATCCTCGACACCCCCGAGGCCACGCTCGCACAGAACACAGAGCCGTACCACGAGATCAAGGATGGCAAGACCGGCCTCCTGTTCGACACCCCCTCCGACTTCGTCGAGAAGCTCTCGCTCCTGATCGAGGACGCGCAGCTTCGGCAGCGACTGGCGGCGGGTGCGAAGCAGTGGGTGCTCGACAACCGCACTCCCGAAAAGACGACGCCCGGCCTTGTGAACTTCTACGAGGAGGTCCGGCGTGAACAGAAGCACAGGCGCACGGCCACCCCGCTCGTGAAGCCTGCCACACCGCAGGACATGCAGACGCTCGCGAGGGCACGGAGATAACATGAGCATCAGTCGAACCGACGCACGGGTCTACATCGCCCGGATCATCGGTGGGGCCAACGACCCCAAGGTGATCGATCTGGCGGAGGAGTCCCTGATCCGGGGCTTCTCCGACTGGCAGACGGCGAAGAACTGGGAGGGCACACTCAAGGACGCGAGCCTCGGATTCTCTGTGTCACCCTTGACGGCGACCGGCGCATCGGCCGTGGTCAATGCGACAGCGGGCAACCTCGACGCCGTGAACATCGGTAACACTGTGACGATTAGTTCCGGAACCGCGACACTGGCACCGAACACCACCGTTCTGTCCTACACCCGCAACACTGATGGCACGATCGCCACGATCACCCTGTCGAACCCCTTCGGTGGAACGACCAATGCGGCAGCGACCCTGACCTTCAGCGGCGACATCCCGATCATCGCGGGCACGAGTGACTACAACGTCCCCTCCGACTTCTGGAAGCCCTACACCGCACGCATGACTGGCTCGGCCTCGACGTGGGCACTGGAGTTCATCCGGCCCCGTTACTGGCATCGCCGGGTGCTCAACACCACAGTGCAGGGTCTCGTCGAAGCGTACACGGTATTCAACGCCTACAGCCCGAACACGCAGCACTTCGGGACCAAGCGGCTCCGCGTCTACCGCGTGCCGTCCCAGAGCAATACGCTGCAACTCGCGTACTACCGCAAACTGAACGCGCTCTCGGACCCGCTGGACATGGAAGACGTGCACACGTACAAGTTCCTCGACCTCTGCCGCTCGATCCTCCTCGCCACCAAGCGAGCTATTGACGCCCCCACCGAGTACATCAAGGAGGCGAACGTCGGGCTCGAAAACGCCATGACGGACGATGAGGAGATCAGTGAGGACGAGGACAAGCGCATCATCTCCCAGATGGAGATGGGCGATTCGCAGCGGCCACTCTGGTCAAACGGCGAGTTCAACCCGGACTACGGCTACTAGGAGACACCTATGCCCCAGCAGATGCCAGAACTGTTCAACGGTGGACTTGTCACCTCGCGCCATCCGGCGCTCCTCCAGCAGGGGGAGTGCCAGCGCACGGACGAGTGTGTCTACCGAATCAGCAGCCCCAGCATCGAGGGCGGGCCGGGCCGGACTGCCTACTCGGCCGCGTTCACGACCAAGCCGAAGGGCATCGCGCACCTGACGTTCGATGACCAAACGGACCAGATCATCGCGTACGTCGGCACGGCCATCTTCACCCACGACTTCACCGCTCTCACGGCGGGCTCGGCCTTCACTGAGGTCGGTGACTCCGGACAGGTCGCGGGGACCTTCACGGGCACCTCGTTCGTGGCGACCACGGGCTTCCCGTTCCTCGCCACTGTCGTCGGTTCGCGAGTGTACGGCAATGATGCCTCGAACGCCAGCATCCCGGGAGCGATGATCGTGACCGCTGTCTCGGGCCAGAGTGGAAGCACGGGGCACTACTCAACCATCACAACTACACCCGCTGTGACGAACAACGGTGCGACAACTCTCGCATTCGAGTTCGGCCTCGTGAACACTCTCCTTGACGTGGGCACCGAGTTCCTCGATGCCGTCAACGTCGCCAGCACGTACTTCCTCGCGACGGGCGGTGTCCCACAGCGGCTATCATGGCGTGCTCCGAAGACGGGTACCGCACCGATCATCTCGATGCGACCGACCGGGATGAACCCCGTCGCCGGTCCGATCCAAACGGCCATTGTCGCTGGTGCGTGGAATAGTGCGGTGGACTTCGGTCCGGGCGTGTACTGGTTCATTGTCACCGAGGTCTATTGCCCCACCAGCACGATTCAGGAAGCGGAACGCAGTGAGACTCTTGTCAACGAGATCGTTGAGGGCATCTATCTCGGCTCTACGGCCGACCCGAACAACCCGAACTCGAACCCTGCTGACAACAAGGGCCGACCGGTCACGGCCGTGATCTCCACTCCGGCCACACAGGGGGTCCAGATCACCTTCCCTGCCGTCACCAACACAGGAGCAGATGGGCGCATCGCGACGCACTGGAACATCTACATGGCGGGGCCGACAATGGACACTCGCTCGCAGCCCTCGAACGCCCAGTTCCGGCGTATCCGCAACATCCCGATCACGACCTACGTCGCAGGTTTTCAGTATACGCTCACGGAGCCCTCGGTCAATGCCCAGCGTGTCCATCCGACAACGCAGGCAGCAGGTAAAGACGGGGGTGGCACGACCCGGGCGAACTTCACCAACCCGACCCTCGCGCTCGGTGAGCCGAACCATAACTTCGCCCTCGCGGACTCTGGCGCGAGTCATCCCAATCCGGCGTGTATCGCTCTCAGCGCATGGCAAGACACCACAGGAACGCCGATCTCTACAGCCGCTCCCTACGCGGGTGCCTCAATCGTCGGTATCCAGCTAGATGTGTACGCACAAGGGTTCGGCCAAGTCCAGAAGACGGGTTGCTACCTCCACGTAGACACCGCAGCGAAACACAGTGTCGTGGGTGACCAGATCGTCTTCGGCGCGTATGGTGTCATCACCGTTGGTGGTCCGTCCGACACTCTCGGGGCTGCATGGGTCACGTCCGATCTTTCGTCTATCGTAGTCACGGTGTGTAAGAGCGGATCAAACCAAGATCAGACCCTCCAACTCGATGCAGTCATCATGACCGTCTATTTCACGGGAGGCACGATCAACCTCGACGGCCCACCGTACCGCGTGGTGACGTACCGCAGTCAGGTCGGAACGACCGTCAGCGACCCCGCGCAGTTGCCCCCGACGACGCACACGATGGCGACCATCTTCCAAGGCATGTACGTCACGAACGACTCGTCGCTCCCAAGCGTCATGCGCTACTCACTGCCGAACTACCCCGAGTACTTCCCCAAGCCTTACCTCCTAAAACTGATCACGCGCAAGAAGGACATCATCACCTTCATGCGGCCGGTCGGTCAGGTGCTTGTGGTTGGACTCCGCGACAACATCAAACGCATCAACTTCCTACCGACCGAGACCGACACAGACTTCGGCATCGGCGGCACAGCACAGGAGCCACTCGCCGAGGATCACGGCATCGCAGGGCCACAGGCCGGTGCGTTGTACGATCATCCGGGCGGCGGTTCCGTCCTGTTCTACCTCTCGACGAACGGTCCCCGCATCACAGACGGGATCACGACTCGACCGGCGAACACAGACCTCGACTGGCGCAACACTGTCAACCTCGACTTCCTTGCCAATGCTCAGGTCCGCGTCTACACGCGCGAGCAGTGGATCGTGGTCTATTACTCACCCGCTGGCACCACGCACGGGCTGAACACGAAGGCCCTGATCTTCCACTACTCATCGGACAAGATGAAGGATGGCGAGATGCCCTGCACCGGGCCGCTGACGGTTTCGGGACGCGCGACGTGTACTGCGAACCTCATCGGAACACCGCTGTTCATGACGGCCAACGAGAACGACTTCAAAATCTACGTCGAGGATCAGGGCTTCACGATCCCGGCCACGGCAACCGTCGCGAACAGCGGCGGCACACCTGTGGCAACGCAGAACTGCCCGGTCGTGCTCTCCCGCCGCATCTATGCGGGCGGCCACGCCCACCTCGCGAGGGAACAGAAGGTGTACGCCCTCCGCGACAAGGCCGGGGCCGCAGTCACCGCCACCAGCACCACGACCGCTGCAAGCACTACCGTCACCTCGTCTGCCGCATTCGGCAGCGTCGTGAAGGGTATGCGTGTGGTTGGTACGGGAATCAAACCGGGGACGGTAGTCACGAACGTCGCGACATCCAGCAGCATCACAATCTCGCAGGCTGCACTGACTGCGGGGACGGCGGTGCTGACGTTCGACACCGGGACGTTCACGATCACGGTTCGCGGAGCAAACATCGACGAGGACATTGCAGTCCTCGACACATCATACGCTTCATCCCTCACGGGTGATCTGACCGTTGTGCAGAACGACAACGCGAAGATGGCCCTTGAATATCAGTTCGAGAAGGTGCTCATGCCTGACGCGAGCCACGCCGACCTCGGTGTGCTGTTCCGTCTACACAGCATGACGCCGCTCATGGACGATATGGGGCTGGAGCAGAACAGGGCGTAAGGAGTCTCAATGCGACCACTCTCTGCGATCGTACCCAAGAAAGAGGGGACCGATCGATGGCTCTACGAAACTCTGCGCCATCTCCAGCAGGGGGTGGAGCAGTCGCAGTCGGGCCTCCAAGCAATCGTACGTGGTGAGGTTCCGGACGGGAGCGGTGATCCGCTTCCCAGCCCGGACCTCACCGGTTACTTCAAGCTGATCGGCCGTCCCGGCGCTGCTGCACAGGTCGGGTACGGTTCAACGGACGCGGGTGGTCCGCTCACCTTCGGCTCGACTAGCAACGCAGCCAAGGGCTTCATCTACCTCGGCACCTCACACACGTTCGTAGCCCTCGACGAGGTGCAGTCACTCGTCGGCATCAACAAAGGTGTCCCCGCTTCGACGCTTCACATCGTCGGAAGTCTCTCCGGAACTGGGGCGGCTATCATCCCGGTGGCCGATGTCGCGATTGGAACCGGCTGGGTCGCCCGTGGCGGCCCTGCATGGGGTGGTATCGCTGGTTCAGTTGCAGCAGCGATGACAACAGACGATGGCGAAACCTCAATGGGTGTCATCAACACAGCCTCCTCGGGGACGAATCCACAGCAGTGCACCTTGAGTGGAACGATCGTTCCGGGTGCTACGTACACGATCACATTCCGAGTTGCTTCTTTCTCGTCTATACCCCTCAGTGCCATCCTCGGATGCACCCTCGTGGATTCCGCTGGTAATGGGTGGTCGAGTGATCCGACCAACACTGGTGAGTCTTATGACTCCGCCAACTCACCTGTAACCATCACGGCTATCAGTCCGACGTTCTACACAGTAACACGGACAGTTCGTTGTTCCGGTGCTCCCGGTCCCGTGATAACGGGCTCAACGCCCAATAGTATCCGACTGTTCGGCCAAGAGACGATCACTGGTCCGGCAGCTTGGTACTTTGGAGTCACATCCCTTAGCATCGCACAGTCCGGTTCCTCGCTAGTACGGTGGGACTTGTCCTCCGGGACACAGTCGGGTGGTATCGACATCTTCGGACGGATGGGCATCAACACGGGAAGCACGCTGCTCGCAGCAGAACTGACGGTCGTTGGCGACAATGCGGTCAATCCAGTCCTTAGCCTTTCCACTCCTGTCGGCCAGTCGGCTGACATCGTCCGAATCAAGGACAGTACGGGAGCCGTTACAGCAGCAGTTACCTCACGGGCAGCTTGGGCCGGACACACTGACCTCGTTATGTACGAGGACGACGTTATCGGCTATGCGGACGACACCGTCTACTTCTACTAAGGAGACAACATGGCCTCTTTGAAAGACAAAGCGATCACACTGCTCGGCTCTGTGTCCGGTGTAGACATGAAGACAGCCGCTTCGACCGCCATCTTCACCGTCCCAGCAAACCGAACGCTCGTCATCACGCACGTCATCGTGCGGAACAACACGGCGTCCCTCGCGGGTGGCACGAGTTACTCGGTAACTGGATTCCGGCAAGCCTTCAGTCTCAACGCGATCACGGCGACCACTACCAACTACATCCTGATCCAAGGCACCGACATCACCAGCTTCACTGTTCAGGCGGCCAGTACCGTCATCAACTGGACCGTCACAACCGGTGCGACGGCGGCTGGAACGGCGACGATCGATATCTTCGGGTACCTCTACTAATGTTCCCGGTACTCGACTCTGATGGCAAGTTGCCAATCCGGTTCACTCGACGGATACCCTTCGGCACCTTCATTCGAACAACGAACCAGAGTAGCGGTGGGGTGACGAGTGAGAACCTCATAACCTTCGATACCGATGTTTCGAAGAACATGATCGAGCATGGAGCCAGTACTTCTGTGATCAAGGTCTTCGAGGCTGGTCTCTACTGGGGCAACATTCGTATAACGGTCAACGCCTCCGCGAGTAACAAGACCATCGAGTTGTACCCGAAGGTAAATGGTGTGATCGTAGCGAACGCGGCCGTGCATGAGTCTCTGCCGAATACAGGCGACCAGTTGATCAGTCGCGTCTACGTCGCGGTGTTAGCGGCAGGCGATACGATCGAGTGGGCATGGGTGAGTCGTGATGATGCCTCGATGATCATAGAAGCAAACGCAGCAGGCGTCAGCCCTACTTCACCCGCGTCTCCCTCCGCCGTCTTCAATCTCATGCGGGTCAGCCCGTAAGGAGTCATCATGGACCCAGTAACTGCCATTCTCGCCGCCGCCTCCATCGCTGGGGCAATCCGGGGCGGGCAACGCAAGCACATCGACCCTGAGTGGCTCAGAGCCAACTACGGGGCGCACGCCGTGACGCAGGAGGCACAGGACCTGTTCGCACGCATGGTCAACAGCCCACAGGGTCAGGCGATCCAGCGGCAGGCGTCGGAGACAGGCCAGCAGTTCGCGAACCAGACGCAGGGTCAGGCGGCTGCGGCCGGGCTCACTCCGATGAGTGGGTCGGCATCCGGCACGGGCATCTTCGCTACCGGCGCTGGCGAGGGCGCGGCCAACACACTGAACACACAAGCCAAGGCGAATATATACGCCTCAGTTCTCCCGGTCGCACAGGACATCGTGAACGAGCGGAAGAACGCCTACATGCAGGACTTCTACAACAACGGTGCGCCGACGCAGGGCGCGCTCCAGTGGCAGAAGGTCGGCAACGCTGCGGGCATCGCGCTGTCTGCGGCGAAACCCGGCCAGAACTCGACGAGCGCGCCAGTCCAGAACGTCGGTGCAGCGGGCTCCATCAGAAACTTCCAGCCCAAAGCTGTGTCACTCGGCCAGCCTGTGATCGGCGGCTCGATGGGTGGCTTCCGCCTCCCGCAGTACAATCCGCAGTACGGTTTCCTTCAGAAGTCCCGGCGTCTGATGGGCTCACTCGGGAACCGCTTCGTCACCGCTTTCACACCACAACCGCAGGGGGCCTAAGATGGGTGAACTCGCAAAGGACAGAGCCGCACGCTACGCGCGCGCGATGAACCCGGACTTCGCTCCCCGAAGTCTCAGGGGGACAATGACGAGTGCGGCCCCGGCTGACACGATCAAGCGTCCTCCGATGGGCTCTCCCGCCCCGGCCTCGGCTGTAGCGGCGGCTGGTGGTCCCGACCCTGTGCTCGACGCACCGGCAACGACCCCCGCAAACGCGGAGGACGCTGCGATGGTCGGTGAGAACGCTCCGGACTCGACGGTATCCTCACCAGCCGCTGACACGTCGCTAGCCGATCAGAACGCGACGGGTGACGCAGACATCAATGCAACGTACGCTCGCATCAACCAACTCATGCTGGCCCAGCCCGACGTGGACTACGAGGGCAAGTACCGTCAGATTCTCGCGCAGGCGCAGAAGCAACCGGTCCCCCAAGCACCCGGCCGCGCACAGTCGTTCTTCGCGGCCCTCGGTTCGCCTGATCAGGCTCCCGGTCTTCTCGCGCAGGCGCACTCGGAACAGCAGCGGGCAAGCGACGAGAAGTTCCAGAAGATCATGTCCCTGAAGGAGGCAATCCTCCATGGCGACATCCAGCAGCAGATCGCGAAGGGTGACTTCAAGAAGGCAATGGTTCAGAGCAGCGAGCTTGAGAAGCTCCATGCTCATCAGGAGCGGCAGGCTAGACAGGACGCTCTCACCACGTTCGGGAAGCAGCAGGACATCCTTCAGGGCAACCGGCTGGAACTCGCACATATCCACGAGGACGCAGCGACTGCCCGTGCCGAGAAGTTGATCCAGAATCGGAAGGACCTCGCGAACCTCTCATCCTCTGCAAAGAGCGGGCTCTCGCGTGCGTACGTCACCAGTTACACGTCGCTCATGGCGACCGGTATGTATACGGACGAGCAGGCGACGAAGATGTCCGAGACGGCCGTCGATCAGGCGTACGAGATCATGAAGCTACATGGTGAGGGTGGTGGCAGCACCACCGGTTCGGTGAACCCGAACGAGGGCAAGACCCGCGTCAAGCGCAACGGCCAGATCGGCTGGGTCACGAAACCTCTACCCACTGACGTACTGGCTCCCCTCTCGAAATGAGGTAACACATGCCCACTCAAGATGACTTCACTCCCGAAACCCCTGCGACCTCCGCACCCCCGGGGGATGACTTCGTAGCAGAGGACGACTTCACGCCTGAGCAGACGACCCCGACACTCGGGGACCGTGTTGTCGGTGCGGCGAAGGCCGCAGCGAAGCTGCCGGGCGCGTTGGTCCGAGGCGTCGTCGAGAGTGCGCTGTCGCCAATCAAGGCGGGGCATGAGTTCGGCCTCGCGTCCCAGCAGGGCAAGCAGATCGCCGCTCTCCGGGCGGACACGTCAGGCACCCCCGAGGAGCAGCAGGCCCGGAAGGACTACGCCGATGCACTGGAGGGCGTCAAGAAGGAATCCCTGAAGCAGGGCGCGATCGCCACGGGTGAGGCGGCTGGCACGTACGGCACGCTTCCATTCGGTGGCGCGATCAAAGAGGGTGTCGAGGGTGCGGCTGCCAAGGTCCTCACACAGGGTGCACTCAAGTCTGTCGCTGGAAAGGCAGCCATGGGCGCGGCCGAGGGTGCAGTCTTCGGCGGTGCCTACGGTGCCGTGAAGGGCAGTGTCAGCGAGGGGACGCAGGCGGCACAGGAAGGAAAGGGCGCGGGCCAGATTTTCGGCTCGATCGTCCATGGCGCGGCCGCTGAAGGTCTCGTCAACGCAGCCGGTGGTGCCCTCGTGGGCGGTGTGCTCACGGGTGCGATCGCCGGAGGCGCGAAGGTGCTCGGGCGGGAGACGGCGGCTCAAGCGGCCGCGAGGGCTGCGACGGCTGCGGCTGCTGTCGATGCGTTCGACAAGTCGTTCCATCCATCGTTCGTCGGTGAACGGTTCAGCGCGGACCTCGCACAGGCCGCGAAGGACAAGGTGCCGGACAGCGTGCTCGCGGCTCAGATCGTCGCCAAGCTGATGAACACCACACCCGAAGCTGCCGACCCCGGCATCGTCGCGGTGATGGCTAAGAAGATCGCACAGTACCGAGAGATGTCGGCTGCGAACGTGATCGGGTCGAACTCCGGCCTCTATCCCGAGATCGCACTGCCCCCCGTGGCCGAAGGTGTGCCCCCAGTTGGAGCGCGCCTCCCGCTGTCCACGGACCTCGAACCGACCGGAGGTGTCCCGCCCCAAGCGATCGGCACTCCGTTGCCCCCGGACCAGACACCCTCGCCGTTCGCGGCAGGGCAGGCTGTCCCGCAGGCACCGCCCGAGGGCTTCGAGCCCGGGCTCGGTGCACCATCCGCAATGGCCCAGCAGCCGCTGACCCCACAGGGCATCGAGCCGCAGCCTGAGACACAGCAACTCAACCAGCCTCCGGTGCTTTCACAGCCGGGGGGTGTGCAGCCCGGGCCTCCCAGCGAACCACAACCACTGGAACCGGCTCCTCGTCCGATGCCTGCTCCCACACAGCCGCCCAACGCGAAGATCACGGAGGGTGTGCCGTTCACAGAGGTGCAGCCCGGCCTCCCGACGCGGCAGGGTGCGACGACGACCACGCAGAAGGTGGCGAAGTACCACGCGCCCGGTGCAGCAGAGGCCAACGAGAAGACCGCAGCAGATGCCTCATTCGCCATGCAGTCCCTCGGCCAGCCCACCGGCACGCCGAACTGGAACTCTCTCGGCGACGTGGTCTATCGCACGAGTGTGGCTGACCCGGAGCTTCACGGCAAGGGCACAGTCGAACTGAACTACATCGAGAACGTCGGCGACGAGAAGGGTGCAGGGGCCGCTGTCCTGAAGAAGCTAACTAAGGTCGCAGATGACCATCAGGTCCCGATGTCCCTGAGTGCACTCCCACTCCCGCGAGGGAACGGCAAGGGTCGCATCCCGCTCGACAAGCTGATCGAGTTCTACAAGAACCATGGCTTCACGATCGTGGACGAGGGTGACGGCTGGGCGGAGATGCGGCGTGAGCCAGTCCCGCTCGCGAAGCCCACACCCGAGGTGGTGTCGGCACTGAAGGAGCAGGGTGAGGGAGTTGCGGACCGCATCAATGGTCTGACTGACGACCGCGCCCGGATCGCGGCTGGCAACGTGACTGAGGGCAAGCCCCTCATCCCGCAGAAGGCTACGCTGTTCACACGGCTCGACGAGCACCTCGGTGCCATCGAAGACGCGGCGAAGCAGCGGCTCATGGCTCGGCGCATCGAGGCAGCACTCAACCCAGAGATGCACGCAGGTATCAATCCCAACGGGACCAACGCACGTGATCTCGCGATCATGGCGGCGGCGAAGATGTTCCGACTGGGCCTGCGCTCGACACAGAAGATCACGGACGCCCTCGTCGCGGCACACGGCGACTGGGTCAAGCCGCTGGTGAAGAAGGCAATCGAGCAGGGCAAGGCGCTTCTCCTGAAACTCGTGGCGAACGACCGTCCCACAGTGAAACAGATCACCGCGATCAAGGCCATGTTCGAGTCCGGCAAGATCGGCAAGGACTGGTATGACAAGACGTGGGGATGGCTGAACGAGCACTTCGGCGACGATGCCGAGATGGTCGCGCGCTTCATCAGTGCCACCTCCCTTGGCAACACGACCGACGCCAACGCCACACAGATGATGAAGGCGTACGGCCAGTGGAAACTGGGCCTGCCCTTCGAAGGGCACCTGAACGATGTCCACGTGAACGCTCTGTACAAGGCGGTCCGGGGAGAGGTCTTCGGCGACGGCAAGGCACAGGGCTTCCTCGGTGCACTCACAGGTGACCCGAACGCCGTGGCTCTTGACCGTCACGTCATGCGCGTGCTCGGCTTCAAGGACGCGGGCAAGGCTACAGGCAAGGCGGCACTGTCGAACTCGACGTACAAGCTGTACTCGCACATCATCACGGACCTCGCACAGGAGGCTGGTGTCACACCCCGCCAGTATCAGGCGGCTCTGTGGGTCGGCAAGAAGATTGCCGACGAACAGGTCGCAGACCATACAGGCGTCGCCACTCGTGGCGGATCGTTCCGCCCAATGGAGGACCTGCTCAAGGCTCGTCTGAACGGCCTAACTCCCTCGGAGTGGGTCGAGCAGAACAAGGTCAACCTCCAAGGCATCCGGAACGCCACCGAGGGCGTGGCCAGGGCGCGTGCAGACGGTGGCTACTCGTTCAACCCAACTGACTTCTCGAAGCACGACAGACCCGGCTACATCGTGACGCTCGACCACAAGGTCGTACCGGTCGGCGAGGCGTCGGGGATGAAGGTGATCGAGCACGCCAAGCGATACCGTGACCTCACAGACAAGTACCATGGCACCTTCACAGGACTGTTCCAGCCTGCGGGGCTCGGGGAGAACCAGACCGAGATGCACATGGACTTCAACATCCATCTGCCAGACCATCCGGGCAACGAGGACTTCGCAAAGAAGCTCGGCCTTGAGGGTCGCCAGTACCAAGTCGGCCACATCGACGCCAACGGCCAGTACCGCGACATCGCCACCGGCTACGACCCAGCGACACACGGGCCGCAGTTCACACAGCGGAAGATCGCGGAGGTTGACGCGCAGCTTCAAGCGATGGGGTACCCGACCAAGGATGACCCATCGAGCTACTCCAAGTTCCTCCCGGCGACGCAGTCTGCGAACGGGAAGTTCCAGTTCGATCCCGAGGTCCATCAGTACGCCATCGACAACCCGGCCTTCGCCCTCAGCAAGTACGCCGAGGTCGCGAAGCAGACGCCGGAGCAACTGAAGGAACTGATTAACTCGGGTCAGTTCAAGCCCATGACTGACGCAGGCGTGGCTGGAGCGGTGTTCGTCGGTAAGGACGGCATCATCCACCAGTACATCGATCCGGTCGCCCCGTCGTACAACACGACACAGGTGTTCGGTTCTCTGCGTGGGAAGAACATGCCCGCCATGTTGGAGAAGCTGAAGGGATTGGACATCCTTCGGGGTCACGATGTGGTCGAACAGTATCGCAGCCAAGCGGGCTTCGTCGCCATTGGTCCTCGTGGGAAACCCGCAGGGCCGGAGTCAGCGAAGTGGGTCTCGAAGATGCTACAGATCGGGGGCAAGGTTGTGCCTCCTTCGGTTCTTCGGAACAACTCGAACAACAACTTCATGAACAGCTACTGGCTGTCCCCAGAAGGACGACTGATCGAGTCTCCTATGACCCATGCCGGACACGTTCGTGCGATGAAAGTCCCGGCTGTCCCCGGTTATGCTGGGACAGACGGGAGTGCGGGTGCTCAGGTCCAGACCCTCTTGAACATGGGCTTCGTCCGTGTGCAGGCGGCTGGCAAGCAGATTGGTTTCGATGCAGCGGCGGAACTCACCCCGACGCAGCGAGGGATCATCCGCGCAGCCACCGCTGACAAAGAGTTCTGGGCGGGTCAGGTGAACGACCAGAAGGGTCGGATGGTTCACTGGTTCAGCACCAACGACGGCGGCATCCACCGCTATCTCACAGCAACATCACCAGAGTAGGAGGCCACAGTGCCCGGTTTCGGTCCATTCCTCGAACAGATCGGTAAGGTGCTACCCGAGGTAGGGGAGGCACTCTTCAAGCCCGCCATCCCCGAAGCAGCGGATCGTACACCTACGTCGCTCATCGAGGCAGGGAACAAGATGCCGTCCACAGTCGGCCAGCGGCACGAGGGGGTCCCCTTCGCTGGGGACCCTACACTCGAAGCTGCGACACGCACCACGAACGTCATGCCCCAGACGGTCCCTGACTGGGTACGACAGAAGGCGCAAGCCCTGCGAGGCTTCGTTCAGTCGGACCCGGGGATGCCCCGGGACATCGCGGACCAGCTTGTCAACCATCGGCAGAACGTCGAGGAGTCGAACTACCTCGCCTCGAAGACGCTCGCGCCTGTGTACGACGGACTGACCCGGGACCCAGTGACGCAAGCAGCAGCGATGTGGGACTACGCGGTGTCGGCTGACGACCTCGCACAGGCCCAGCGCGAGGGCTACAGCAGCATCATGAAGGTCGGCGACAACGGCAAGGTGCTGCACGTGCCGATCGAGAAGTGGGCGGCCCACACGCAGCAGTTGAAGGACCATGTGGACGCCGATCCCCAGATCACGGACGCGCTCGCGAAGCGCACCGCGATGTGGAAGACAGTCTTTCAGAGCATGGTGGACGAGGGTGCCATCGTGCCTGAGCGGGAGTTGCAGGACTATACCCCCATGCGGCACCTTACGGGGATCGCGCGTGGTTTGGCTACTGCAACTGGGGACGAGACCCTTGTGCGTCGTCTCTCTGCCGTCAACGCCCGTGGGATAGCTGGCGGAGCCCGCGAAACTAACCTAGCCGTTCTGGAGCACGACGTGATCCGGCGATTCCTGAAGTGGAAGGCCGATCGCCAACTGTTCACGAACCTGATGGCCGACAAGACCATCAACCTCACCGACCAGTTCAAGTTCGGCGAGGCCCTCCCTGCGAACCTCACCCGGTACGATCCGGGCAAGGGACAGATCGGTTACATGCAGCGACCCCCAGAGATGGACTTCCTGTCCGGCGCGGCTGACGCACTCCACAAGGACAGGTACGCTAGCGGTGGCTTCGTGATCCCCAAGGCACTGAAGGGCGCACTGGAGAACATCTCTCCGCGCGACTCACAGGCTGAGGACGTGTGGCGGAAAGCAGGCAAGGGTGTGGCTCGGTGGCTCACCGTCTACAACCCGAAGAACCTCTCACTCAACATCGGCTCTGACCTCCTGACGGCCCTGATGGGTATGCCGGGAGAGAAGGCACAGCCGCTCGGCGTCCTCCGCTGGTACGGGAAGACTGCCCGTGGCGTCGTGCACGCCGCTGTGAGGGGTGAACCCTACATGGTGGACACGAAGCAGGGCCTGATGGACGTGATGTCCATGGCTCGTGAACAGGGCCTGATGGGCTCGACGTTCATGAACGAGGTCAAGGGAGGTGGCTCGATCGCACCGGAACTGGAGCATCTGCTCCCACCGGGGACCGTTCACCACAACCCCGTCACCGAGTTCGCAGGCAATCTACGTCAGGGCTTCGAGCTTGCACCGCGTATCGCGGCTGGGCTAGAGGCACTGGAGCGGACAGGTGACCTCAAGGAGTTCGGCCGGGTCGGGCGTGAGATCACGCTCAACTACGGCGGCGGAGCGCCAGAGGCGTCCCGCGTCCCGATGTGGAAGCTGCTCGCACCCTTCATCAAGTACACAGGTCTCGCGACCCGTCGCTTCGCCAACCTCGCCATGACGCCCGGCTCGCGAGGGCGCACGCTCGCCGCAGTCGTCGGCGTGCCGTTCGCGGCCATGATGTGGAATCAGCAGAACGATGCGTTCAAGCAGGTAGAGGATGCACTGCCCGACTACGAGAGAGCCGGGATGCACATCACCATGCCGAACCCAGCAGACCCGACGAAGCCGATGGTGGACCGACAGGGCAAGCCTGTCGTGCTCCGCTTCCGGTACCTGATCACCGAGGAGATGATGAAGCAGGCCGGACTGGGCAACCTCCCAGCGCGGGTTGGTCGTCTCATCTCGGGTCAGGACACGCCGGGACAGTTCGCCGGGGAGACCGCGAAGAACGTGGCGGGGAACATCGGATCGATGATCACGATGCCCTCGCTGGCGCTCGACGCTCTGTCCGACACGGACCGCTTCGGCAAGCACCGGGACCTCGGCGAGAAGCTGATTCGCACGATCCCGATGGCGCGCATCATCAACGAGGGATGGACGAACACGAAGGACTACGGTCCGGCCGCAGGGGCGAAGCGCACCGTCGAGGAACTGGCGGGCATGAGCTTCGCCAACGTGGACCGCAAGGGCCAGAACATCATGGATGCGGGATTGCAGGAGCGGCTGTTCGCGCTGAAGGATGCGCGGGCGGCTTTCCGCAATGCCAATCGACAGAAGAAGTCACCGACCGAAGTCGCGAAGACACGGCAGCAGTTCTTGAACGCAGCGACGGAACTCCAACGCTACGTCAAGATCAAGGGAGCGTCTAATGGCGCATCAGATACAGTCACCAACGAGTAACGCCTTAAGCCGGGGTTTCGGGACTCTCCCGATGTGGCTCGTTCAAACAGTCCTTGGGCTCCTGTTGTCTGGTGGCCTCGCGTGGTGCACATGGGCGTCTGTCTCCGCATGGAAACATGAGGTCCGGATCGGAGTGGTTGAGACGAAGGTCGATGACATCCATGGTGACATCGGTGAGATCAAGGAGATGCAGAAGGAGACCAACAGCAAACTCGATCGACTGATCGAAAGGAGTATCCGTGGCTCTCGACCCCCTCAGTAGTGTCCTAGACTTTGGCAAGGCCGTCATCGAGCGGTTCATCCCCGACCCGAAGGCGAAGGCCGAGGCGATCCAGCAGCTTGCACAGATGCAGCAGAGTGGGGACCTCGCGGCCATGGCGCAGCAGGCGAACATCAACGCCATCGAAGCCGCGAACCCGAACCTCCTCATCGCTGGCTGGCGACCCGCTGTCGGCTGGGTCTGTGGTGCGGGCCTCGCAATGGCGTACGTCGCGAGCCCGGCAGTCGCACTCGTCATCTCCCTCGTCGGCGTGTTCCATGGCAAGCCGTTCGTCGCACCCGTGGTCGATCTGACCACTCTCTCACCGATCCTGATGGCGATGCTTGGCATGGCCGGGCTCCGCACCTACGAGAAGGTGCAGGGCGCGCAGGGTAATCACTAGGAGGTTCACATGCAAGTCTTCCTGATGGCTGTTCAGTTGGTTGTGAGTGCGGCTGCGGCTTCACTCAACGGTCTGTTCTTCGGGGCAGGCTTCGCACTCTCGGCGGTGCTCGTGCAGCGTCGGATGGCGCAGAAGGATGCGGTGAAGCTGGGTGAGAACCCCGCGATCAAGCCGTAACGTACAAACGAAAAAGGCCCGACTCCCATCGCTGGGGGCCGGGCCTTTCGTTTTTCTGGCAGCGTTGCTATCCAGTTGACACTACACTGGGATGTCCTCTATCAGGGCACTCTCCATCAGCCCTAGTCAGGAGCAACCCAGTGGTGGGATTCGAACCCACACCTCTGCTCGCTCTAGTACCTACCGAACTTGGGCTTCGTCGTTGGTAGGTCCATCGTCGGCCACATGAACATCAGGTCTGTGCCACCGTTGCCACGGAGTAGAATCTCACCCATGGATGGTGTCTCAGGCTGTTGTGGCTTGGTTGGTACGCCCGGGGGGAGAATCTCGGGCTTCGGGGCAGCCGTGCCACCGGGTACCATTTGTCGCGCTTGAGTCGGGGGCTTGAGTTCGAAGGGCAGAGCACTCTCCCAATACCATTCGTACTTCGGCCACTTCATCCCCGAATCAAAAGGGCTTGGTAACGAGCACCTCACAGCGGTCCGGGTCCGGCGCGGTGCTGCCACCCGACACAGCCGCCAGCATGATCGCCTTGTTGCTCGCCGCCTGAGCGTCGTCGGCCAGCACGAACTGCGGCTGCACGAGCACGGACTTCTTCGCGCCCGAGATGCGCTCGGCCTCGGTCGGGATGTAGAGGACAGCGATGAGGAAGATACTGCCGACAGACAGGGTGTTGATCGCCATGGTGTTACTCCTTCTCTTCGATGGGTGCTTCAGGAGCGTCCGGAGCCTGACGACTCGGGTCGCGGATCATGTCCATCAGTCGCGTCAGCAACTGTGCGGTGGCACGTGCATCCTCCAGCGCGTTGTGAGCCTCACCCTTGCGGATGACGATCCCGAACCGCTGGCACAAGGCGTCCAGCCCTCGCGAGCGCAGGCCCGGTAACCGACCAGCAAGGTCGAGTGCGTAGGCCAGCGTCATCGTGTCCAACATCCTGTAGTGGAATACCTTGCTGTAGTCCTCACCCGCCAGTGCGAACAGCCGCTTGACGAAGCCCACGTCAAACGACGCGACATTGTGACCGGCAAGTCCCACAGGTTTGCGAATCCAGTTCTTCTGCAACCAGTTCTTCAGGTAGACCACCGCTTGGAGCGGATCATCTCCCACCCACGTTGTCAGGTCGATCCCGTTCACCTTGAGGGCGGCGGGTGTCGCGACGATGTTGGGCTCGGCGATCTGGATGTACAACTCATCCTCGATGTGCCCACCAACGCCGTACACGACCGCGCCGAGGGAGAGGATCGAATGCTGCGTCGGGTCTAGTCCACCCGTCTCGGTATCGATGACTAGCAGCTTTTCCTTGTTGTACATCAGCGGTGCTTCCAGACCATGACGGCGGCGTGGATCAGAGCGAGTGCGGCGGCGTAGCCTGCTCCGGCATTCTGCATCAACTGTCCCATGCTCATCGCCAGAACCCGAACTCGTCGCGCTCGATCTGGAATGCCTGAATCAGGTTCTGCCACAGGGCCGCCTGCTCCTTCATCGTCTTCCGGCCACTGGTGTCTTCCCAGTACGCCGCATTGCACAACAGAACTGCCGCTTCACGTGGTGTCATGACATCCTCTCTCCCGTCTCGATCATGTGTTGCAACCGGACGGCTCTCGGTCCCACTTGGTTCGCCCATACACTGTTCCGCATCTCACGACCCGCGTCGAGCCAGTCCTGCTCGTTGTCGAGGTGGCTCATCGCTCGGTTGATCGCCGCGTGCATCTTGGTGAACGCGCCGAACCGGTTGCCGAGATTGAAGGCCATGTTCACGAGCGCGTCCTGCCGAGTCAGGTCGATCAGCACCCAGTTCGGGAAGTACGAGCGCGCCCGACTCGTGGCCTGATCGATGTCGTACCGGAGCAGAGCCGCGATCTCGTCCTCCGTGATCGTGGACATCCGGGGAAGTGTCCCCGCTCCCAACTCATGTCCGACACCGATCGTCCAGATACCGACGCTGTCGCGATATGCCGAGTAGCGGTAGCCCTCGTCCCGCATCAGGTCCCGTTCGAGATCAGTTGGCATCGGGTTCGTTGATCGAGATGGAGACCCCGATCTCCGTGCCCTCGTTGCGCGGGACCTCCAGCCAACCCATCATCGACTGTCCGATGGCCTCTTCCAGCGTCTTCCCACTGAATGCGCGGAAGAACCTACCGTCCTTGATCAGGGCCGCTTCCCACGTCTCCCCGGTCTTCCTCGCTGCGTACGTCACTGACACTGTTGCCATTCTGTGCCTCCCTCGCGAGCTTGTCTGCATCGCTGATCAACTTCAACACAACCGCATCGGCGGTCTTCGGTGCACCCTTCTTCCGCCACGGAGTATGCTGACCATGGTAGAAGATGTCAAGCAGTTCCTCGACCGGTCCGGGTTCGAGCCCCGCCTTGATCGCAAGCACACGCCCCGCGAGGGCCTTGATGAACTGATCCTCATGATCCTTCCACCAGACACGCGAGCGAAGGGTGGGAGGGGGAGCCATGGGAATCTGCACTCGCGAGGCTTTCCGGGTTACGTAACACGCGACGCAGCGGATACCCAGTTCACGAGGCCGCCGCTCGCACGCCTCACACAGAAGGGAAGACATCGCGCGGGTCCACCCCGGGGTTGGCCCTACGCCACTCGGCGATCATCTCCAGCGTCAGAGCGTAGCCCGCCGTGTCAGTGTTGTTGTCACGCTTCGGTGCGTTCCGGTGCCGGGACTGCTTCACGCAGATCATCGCCTGCCCGATGTCCTCGGCCTCCAGCCGTGCACCCGGCTTCAGCTTGTTGCGGAGGAGCGCCGTCAGCATGTCCGCGCTCCGCGTCATGTCGAAGATCGGATGGCCGTACGCGGCACCCCGGTCACCCAGCACGAGGCGGTGAGCCTCTTGTGCGACGCTCTCCACAATGGGTATGTGGTACTGGACTTTCTTATTCGTGATCCACATCGGCTTCGGCTCGAACAGGTCCAACTGCTCCAGTGTCTCCTTCAGATCACCACCCTCGCGTATCTGCTTCTGGACGATCTCCTCCTGAGTCGGCTGAGTCTGCCGCTCCTCGATCGCCTGCCGCACGTACATCACCGCGTCGAGGAGTTCCTGATAGAGGTCCACGAGTGGATCGCGCCCATTCTCAGTCTTCAACTCAGTGCCGTACTTGGCGACACCCTGCTGCCTGCGCTCCTGAATGTCCGCAAGCACGAGGTCCGTCACCGAGGTCTTGCCCGGCTTCGGGTCCTGCTGCGGTCTTGTCGTATCACCCATTGGTATGATCCTCTCTTCATGTTGGTCCCAGTAGTCGTTCCACCAGTCGAGCATCTCCTGCCGGGTCACAGGGGGAAGGCACGTGTGTCCGATCTCCCCCAACTTGAACACGTACCCGCACTTTGTACACGGAGGGAACGTGTGAGTGGGTACGTACTCCACTATCTTCGGTTTCGCGTTGAAGCTAACCTTCCGTACGTCACCCAGCCAGAACGTACCGAACATGCCCCCGAGAGGGGCGAAGTACTCGCTGGCCTGTGATGCTACTGACTTGATCTTCTTCCGGAGTCCCATCAGGCCGCCAACTTCAGGGGCTCAACGTCTCCCCACGACATGCCCGGTTCGGCCATTTCGACTTCGACGGGGATATAGAAGCCCGGCTTCACGATGTCGAACTTCCGCTCCATGATGCGCTTCATCTCTGCCGCTGCTGCCCTCGCGTGCTGGCTGGGGACTTGGATCAGGATCGAGTCATGCACGGTGGTCGTCATGCGCCCCCCGAACGTCCGCGCCATCTTCGCCACTTCGCTAAGGACGCACCAAAGGACATCCGCCACGGTGCTCTGAGGGATGAAATCCACAGCCGCTGGTGCGTTGCCAGCATGGAAGAAACGGATTCGGCCAAAGGCGTTCTTGATGTACTTCTTGGACTCGCACAGGGCGACGAGGTGCATCTTGTATGCGTGAGTCTTGAAGTAGTACTTGGCGATCTCCGCGAGGATTCGCTTACACTCCTCCACTGGCACATACTGGTGCTCCTGTTCCAGAAGCATCTCGCTCACCTTCGCAGCACCAGCAAGGTACTGACCGGCGTACGTGATGTTCTTCGCGGTCTTGCGTGAGGTGTTGAACCGCACAGCGTTGCGGCTGTGCATGTCGCCAGACATCAGGTCGTCCATGAGACGGTCGTCGCCAGCCATCCATGCCATCACGAACAGTTCCGCGCTCTTGTAGTCCGCTTGGATGAACGTCATGTCGGCGGTGTCCGGCACGTACAGGCCGCGCACCTTCTTCGGTTGGTTCTGGATGTTCGGCCCATAGGTGGCGAGCCGCCCGGTGCACGTCGTGCCCTTCGCGGTCTCCAGCCCGAGGCCGGTCGGCTTCTTCTCGTGCTCGTCGTCCTTCGACACCGGCATGTACGACGGGTGAACCCAGCACTCCGCGTTCATCGCGGCGGGCTGGACGTAGGTGCCGATCAGTTTGCCACACGATCGCAACTGGAGTACGAGATCGAAGAACCGCTCGGTGCACCGGGAGTCCTCGGTCCACGGACCGGGATGGTGCTTGCGGGCGTAGTCACTCGCCACGTAGTGCTGGAGCCGCACGAGGGCGAGTTCGTCTGTCGTCGCCCCGGCTTCCTTGGACTTGGTGCGCTGGACCGGCAGGCCCCACTCACCGTACATCAGGTCCTGTAACTGCTGTGTCGAGCCGGGATTGGTGCCGGGGAAGTGACGCCCCCATATCTGCTCCAGCCGGTGCTGCTTGCGCTCCAGCCGCCCGACGAACTTCTCGGCATACGGTCTGTCCACACGGATGCCGCCACGGTTCAGGGTCGTCAGTTCGCGGATCGTGGCGCACACGCCGGGTCCCGGGTGGTCGCCCTCGCCCATGAACAGGTTCCAGCAACCAAGGTTCTTCATGACTGTGATGATGCTGATCGCCAGCCATGCGGTGACGAAGGCGTCCTTCGCCGAGTAGAAGCGCGGGTCGGCCTTGCTCAGTTCCGACCACATGGAACCCTTCTGGCCCTTCCACGGCTTCAGGTCGTGGTAGATGGTGATCGCACGGGCCAAGGACTTGTGAAGGTCGGGCTGGAGAACGACAGCACCGAACATAGTATCCACCAGTCGGTGGTCAAGTACGGCGTCGGAGATTCGTACTCCGTTCGCGATGAGGCGGGGAATGTCAAATGGGCTGTTGTGTACAGCATAGTACCTCCCCGGGAGATCGAACAGCCACTGGACGAAGTCCCTCGTCTCGGTCGTCCACTCCAGCGAAGCGGTGCACTTGCCATCACTGAAGGACACGAGGTCGATGACCTCGTTGCCCACGCCGTGTGTCTCGATGTCGATGGCGATCACGTCGCCCCACACGTGCTCGTGCAGGTCGTTGACCGAGTGGAGTGTCAGGTTGCGGCCGAACCGCTTGACCGTGAACTCGGTGTAGAAGCCATCGCGCTCCAGCCGGTCGTCCAGCATATACAGGCCGCCGTCGATCGCCCGCTTGCACCGCTTCACGTCTTCCTTGAACGCGGGGCGCACCGCGAACTGTTCCATGCGGATGTGGTCGAGGCCGTAGCTGGGGATCACGACGCCAGTGAAGTCGGTGCCGAGAAGACCGCCGAGGAGTGTGGTCTTCTGCCAGCCGAACTTCGGGTCACCTTTCAGGTGCCCGTTGCCCTTGTTCTTGTACTCGCCAACCTTCACCCACGACTCGGTCGTGATCGAGTGGAAGAACTCCTTGTCGAGCACGTAACCGCGTGCGTCGAGGATCGTCTGCGTGATACCGGTGAGTGGGTACAGCGTGTCGCCCTGTAGTGCGAGCACGACCTTCGGGCGGGACTCTGCGATCTCCTGAGAGAAGCGCGGCCACGCAGCCCGGACCTGAGCCTTCGACGGGCGGCCACCACTATTCGCGGGGGGCTCGTCGATCAGGAAGACGATGCGAGTGTCGAGCTTCGAGATACCACACTCGTCTTGGACAACCTTCCAGAACCAAGCCTCCATGCCCTCGCTGGGCTCGGCGATCATGGTGACCAGAAGTGGTGCGTCTACTCTACCACGTGCATTGCTCACTGGGTCCTCCTGTGGGGTAGGCGGGGCGACTCAACGGGATCGAGTCCATTCTGAGATGTATCGAGGGTTCCATCGAAGAGTCGCCCCTTTC